GCTGAAAGTAGAACCAGAGATCTTGAAGAAAAGTTCTATGGTAAACAAAGTAAAAAGTTCTTAAAGGATTTTCTTAAAGATAAAGAAGTCTTTTTAGTATCACATGGCAAAGGTAAATTTGGTAGGATACTTGGTGAACTTATTATAAAAAGCAAAGAGAATGATGGACATCCAGTATATGAAGTTGAAGTTGAACTGAATGTAAATGAAGAGATAGTTAAAAACTTTCATGCAGTTCCATATCATGGTCAATCTAAAGATGATGTTCAACAAGGACACATGTGGAATAGAGCTGCTTTAAATGAACAAGGTATAGTATATAAAAAGTGATTGAAGAAAATTATAAAGAATGGTTTAGTGAAGTCTCTTTTGTAAAAAACGAAAGAACAAAAGAAAGAACTGATTGGCAAGCAGCAGGTATTATTGCTAATAAAAAGAAGATGAGAGATAGAAGATCAGATGAAACTATCTATCGAAATACTTGGGATTCTATGGTCTGTGAAATAGGAATATCTGATCTTATTCCTACTTCATATCTTAACTTACAAGAATTTAATTATAAAGATCCATCAACACATGCATGGGATGTATATGAAAAAACTCTTGAAGATCATTTAGAAATTAAATGGATGAGTGTAGGTTCTACTTGGTGGACATTCACTACTGGACTTTGGACAAAAATTAAAAAGAATTTATTAAATGGATATCCAGATAAAATTGTTGTTGCTACTCATATAGCACAGCCTGAACTTGATGGAAGTACTGTGTATCCAAGAATGGTAATCAATCCACATACGTTTGATAAGTATATTAGAGAATCAAAATATGATAACTATAAACCATTCTATTACGATCATTTAAGAGCATTAAGTGACGGAGAATGTATAACATTTAATAGTGAAATAGTTGAAAATAATCGTTTACAAAACACCTGACTTGTGGTATAATATTAACTATAATATGGAGACAATATGAAAGAAAGCCTAAGAGTTCTGCAAGAATGCGCAGAATTACAATCTAAAAAATCACAGGACTATCAAAGTTCTGAATCAACTGTTGTTCAGTCTATGCATTACAGACGTGGCGTTGATACAATACATGATATTATTCTTGGTAAAGTAATGCGTGCAACATCATTGCTCGAATCTGATCCAAGTAATCCAAACTTCGAATCTCTCGAAGATACTTACAAAGATATGATTAACTATTGTAGCTTTGCAGTTTCTTATCTTCGTGGTAAAATGGAAGGTCAAGATCCTGAAAGAGACATGTTTAACAAAAGGAAAACTCATGCAGACGACTAAAGATATTGCAGAAGTTTTTATTAATGCTCTTGAAGCAAAGCAATTTGTAACAGATAAAACAGGTCAAAAGACAATTGAAATTATTGGTGCGTCTTTTCTTGCTGATAAACCAGCCATCTTTGGTACTGTCAATGATGAATATGTAGAAAAAGAGTTAAAGTGGTATGAATCAGAATCTACTAATATCAATGACATCTATGGATCTGATAGAGAACCACCACAAGCCTGGCAGTATTCTGCAAACGATCATGGTGAAATCAATTCAAACTATGGACATTTAATTTATAGTGAAAAATATAATCGTCAATTTGAAAATGTAGTTGTAGAACTTCATAAGAATCCAGATTCTCGTAGAGCATCAATGATATATCAAAGACCATCTATCTGGCATGAATATAATGACAATGGTAAAAATGATTTTATTTGTACAAATGCAGTTACATATTATATTCGTAATAATGTTGTAAATTGTGTTGTTCAAATGAGATCTAATGATGTAGTCTTTGGATATAAAAATGATTTTGCTTGGCAGCAATTTGTTTTAAATGAAGTTGCAGAAGAACTTAATAGAGAATCAGGTGATATAATATGGCAAGCACAAAATTTACATGTGTATGAGAGGCACTTCGATCTTGTCAAGTAAATGGGATGACAGATTTCTTGCTCTCGCATGGCATATAGGTACTTGGTCAAAAGATCCAAGTAGAAAAATAGGTGCAGTTGCTGTAGCTTATAATAGACAGATACTCGCAACTGGCTATAATGGATTTCCACGTAATGTGATTGATGATCCACAAAGATATGAAATGCGAGAAACAAAATATAAGTACGTAGTACATGCAGAAATGAACCTTATATATAATGCTACAGAGAACGGAGTTTCTTTAAGACGTTCAACAGTATATGTGCATGGATTACCAGTATGTAGTGAATGTGCGAAAGGACTTATACAGGTTGGAGTATCAAGAGTTGTAGCATTCTCTAAAGAATCTCCTGAAAGATGGATTGAAAGTACAAAATTTACAAATGAATTATTTTATGAAGCAGGTATTGAATATGAATACTCAGAAGTTCAGTAAAGAAGAATTAGAACAATCTAAAAGAATATTTAAGAGTGCGACTCCTAAATATACATTAGACTGGTATATAAAATGGATAAGCAGCGTTATTCTTTTATGTGCGATGATGGTAAGATCTAATCCAGAGCTTACAATAATTGATCAGATACTTTCCTTTGCAGGTTGTACTGGTTGGTTATTTGTTGCTCTTATGTGGAAAGATCGAGCTTTAATTATTTTAAACGCTGTAGCAATTATGATACTCGGAACTGGGATCATAAATACTATAACTACTATATAATAGTGAGCTACTCTGGCCTCCATAGCCAAATCACTCACTCAAATAAACTGATATAATAGGAGGAAAAAATTATGTCAAAAATAAAAGTCGGCATTATAGGTGTCGGATCATGTGCCAAATCTCTCGTAGAAGGCATTCAGTACTATAACGAAAATCCAGAAGATAAAATTGGATTAATGTACGAAGATATCGGTGGATACTCTGTACATGATATCGAATTTGTTATTGGTTTCGATATAGACAAACGTAAAGTAAACAAAAAGCTCGCAAAAGCTTTAAGAGCACAACCAAACTGTGCAATGGATCATGTTGATAAAATTACAACAACAAGTAATTCTTCATGTGTATCCAGTGATGCATTAGTTTATTCTGCTCCAGAGCTTGATGGTATTGCGCCACATATGCATGACTATCCAGATGAAGTAACATTTGTCAATGGTGCAGTTCCAGCTGAGTCTTTTGAAAGAACTGTTGAATTACTTCAGTATCATAATGTAGATGTTTTAATTAACTATTTACCAGTTGGATCTGAAGAAGCAACAAAATATTGGGTAGATGTAGCATTAGAAGCTGGTATACATTTTGTCAATTGTATTCCAACTCTTATTTCTACAAAAGATGCTATGACAACTGAGCAAAGATTTATCGATGCTGGTTTAACAATTGTAGGATCAGATATGAGATCAGCTTGGGGAGCTTCAAGAATGTCCGAAGTTCTACAAGGTGCTATGCTCGATTCTGGATTGATGGTTACACAACATATCCAAATGAATATGGCAGCTGGTTCTACTCAAGGACAAGAACATATAAGAACAGGAAGAACTGCAAATACAGACTTTTTGAATATGGCAAAGCAAGAAAGATTGCATAATAAGCATATATCTAAAGAGAACGTATTAAAAGGTCAGAATCTTGTAAGAGATGAATCAACAGCAGGAATGACATTATTTGCTGGACCATCTCTCACTGTTCAACAAAAACCAGGTGGAGATTATATTTCATCTGATAATAAAATTGCAAACTTTGACATGATAGCTTATGGATTTGCTGGCGCTAGATATGAACTGACGGCAAGACTTTCAGTTCAGGATTCACCAAACTCTGGAGGAGTCGTGGTCTCAGCAATAAGATTCTGTAAGGTAGCAAATGAGATGGGTATTGTAGGATATTTAAGAGGTCCATCAGCATGGACTCAAAAGACTCCACCAGTACAACTCAAAACTGAAGATGCAAAGTTTGAATGTGATGCTTTAGCAAGAAGAGTACTTACTCCGACAACTGAAGCTCAACTTAAAGACCGTAGACCTAAGGCAAAAGATTTGCCACATACGTTCCAAGACAGTAAGACCGACTATGAAAATTAATACATTCGATATAGACGGCGTGATTTACTTTGGAGATGAGGTCACTGGAGTAAGACCCTGTGAAGATGATATAATCATCACAGGGCGTCCTTATCATGATCGAGAAGAGACAGTAGGAATGCTCGAACATAGAGGCATATATAATAAACTATACATGAATCCTTTAGATAGAGATGATTCAAATTATGGAAGAGAAGCTTCTGGAATTTTTAAAGCACATACTCTTACTATGTTAATGAATATGGGCTATGAGATTGCAATGCATTTTGAAGATGATCCAATACAAATCGAAGAAATAAAAAAAGTACATCCGAATTTGCAGATTGTTCATCTAGTACGTGAGAATGAAGAATACGTTAAATACTAAATATAACTACGACTGGTGGAATTACGATAAAGAACTCATGAAAGAGTTCAATTGGTTTCTATATAAAGTCAATCAAAGATCTTGTATTCATCTTGGTTATATAGATGAAGCATATAAAAGCGTAAATCGTCATGGTAAGAACGATTATGGTCTTGGAGAAGACGTAGAATATTTCCATCCAACTATTACACTTGATGATCGTATGAGATTTATTGGTACTCAAATTGCAAGTGCTGATATGTCACTTATGAATATTGTAGGTAATACTTTTATTTCTCACTTTTATGGAGGAAGAG